AGAGGGATTTCCTGCGCCTATTATTTGAACATATCTAGGACCATTTGCAAGAGAAACACCAGTAAATAAACCACTACCAGAACTTTTAGTAGCAGCACTAACACTAGTACTACTAACATTTGCGGTGCCAGAGCCGCCCTGTAGATTTGCAATACTAGCTCTGTCAGCTATGGCAGTATCGTTCAAGTAAACACCAGACAAGCCACCAACAATACCACTAACTTCTCCTGCAGAAATTAGATCATAGACTATTGCTTTTTGCTTTTGAATTCTTGTAGTCATTATCTTTGTACCTCAAACTGGTTATCATCTTCTTCTGTCGGAGTACTGGGTAGAGACCCTAAAAGACCTTGAACAGGAATATTAGGTCTAAAATTAAAAGCGGCTACAGATCCGCGGCCTCTGCCCGATCCTGAATAACCTTCAAATATAGGTTTAAAAGATAAACTTATTGGAGCACCCCCTACAAGTAATTCTCCATAACAAACGGGTACAGGAAGACCTTGCTGCACATTATTTGTAGGACCATCAAACAAGTACCCCTGTTCTTGCTGGGAGTCTGATTCTGGGCCGGGTGCCATAATCTCAGCAATACCTGTTAAGGCCAGATTAACTGCTAACCCTACTGCGAACTGCCCAATCGCAGTAAGGCTTCCAGCTGCTCCAGCTACTCCTGGAGTAAAAAATAAAGTCCCAGGGTTAGCAATTACTAAAATAGCAATTGCTATAGCTGCAAATATTTTTCCTGCTCCCTTTGCTCCAGCAGGCACTTCTGTAATAATTATATCTTCTTTATTTAATGAAAGCAAAAGCTCGTCTTCGCTTTCAAGGTAATCTTCGCCCCTTTTTATTTCATACCCAATACCCGCCTCTGCAGCCGAGATTAAATGCTGACGAAACCCAGAGGTTTGACAGTTTATTAGTCTAAATATATCACGAATATCTCTGCAATCAGTCTCCCAATTACTTCCAAATTTCGCAATTTCTCCTACTAATTTAACTCTTTGCATATCTTGCGTACCTTGATATATTTTTAATCCACAGAGGATACAAACTTTCTCTACAAGAAAGGCGATTCACTGCATGGTGCATAAAAATATCTTCTTGTAAATAAACTCCACAATGATTAGGTATATTATTATAAATTTTAAATAAAATTATATCTCCAAATTTTGGCTCTGCTACCTCTACAAATCCAAAATCTTCAAATAAATCATCGAAGTAATTTAAACCTTCTTCCCACCAATTATCCTTAAACTGCATGATAGGAAGTATAACATCAAACTCTTTTTTATAAAAATCTCTTGCTAATCCCCAACAATCATTACTTCCAAAACTATACTCTCTTCCTAGCAAAGGATTCTGTCTAGGACTATACTCTGCTTTAGTTCCCTCAGGTATTGAATAAACAATATACTTTACTCCTAAATAGTCACTTGCTCTTTTATCGGCCTCACTTAGCTCTGGAGAAGCATCAGGATGACTATGGACTACTGCGTAGATATCTCCTGTTAGACTTGCTTTTAAATAATCATCACTATTTATTACAAATTCTTCTTCGGGATTCTCTGCTTCATTTGTAGAGGGAATCCATACTAATTTTCCTTTTTTATTTTGTAATATCCCACATCCTTCTTCTGGGTATGCCTCTAATAAATGCTTTAAAATATACTTATCTTCTGCGCTGTATGACACCGGGAAAGCCTCCAAAAGGTAGTGATACTGTATTGTTTCTATTTGCAGATACTGCAGTAAACTGGCTATTTACTACTGTATTTAACTTTGCTTGATATCTCATTGAGCATGAGTTTAATTTTTTACCACAATTATCTGCTCTTGTCCAAAATTCTCCTTCTTGAGGAGTAACCCCTACTACACTTATTCTTTTTACTTGCCATAATATATTATTATATAGCACATTATGATTAAAAGCTTTATCTAAGTATCCATGATAAGTAAAACCAGAACTATAAGAAGTAAGATATCTTCTTACTTTTCTAAAAGATGCATTTGTAGCTGAAGGCTGACTTGTTGTTGCTGACAAACATTGCCAGTATTGATAAGTTAAAGCATCACTTACAGAAGATAGTACACCCGCAGTATCATACCTTTGCTGAGTTGTAGTTGTATAATAGTACTGATCCTTTATAAAATTAGATGTGCCGCTTGCAGCCGTACCTAAAGCAACACCACTAACAAATGGTAATATTTGTTCATCATTTACATTTATAAATATTGATCGATCTGTACCATCTATAGTTAGCTTATTATCAAGCCTCCAATGACAGCCTCCTTCTTTATTTGCTTCGGACAAAGTAGTTGAGGCCCCTTGGTACTTCCAAGGACAAGCTCCACCAATAATTACTCTACGAGGGAGCCGTATTCCTGCAAGATCAAAAGGAGCGGCTAGTTCAAATTCTACTTGCATTACATTCTTTGAAGAAATTCTATCAATAACATATGTTATTTTTGGAAACTCTACAGGAGGAGTTGAATCCCCAGAGTTTCCTACTAAATACTTTTCTTGCGTGGTTCTACGAGTAATTCTTTTTCCAACTAAATCTTCAAAACTTAAACCACCAATAGAACTTTTAAAAGTACTTTCAATATTTGCCACAGTCATTTTTGGACGAGATAAAGCACCATCGGACTGAATATCAAATCCTTCTATCTCTATCGGGATAGGAGTATAGCTTCGTATTGTTCCATCTGCATCACGAAATTCAATATTTGATAAATCCTCCTCTGTCCCACTTGAAAAATAAGCAAAGGTTCCGGCGGCATACTCTAATTGATACAAAGTAATTATTGAGGACTCAACACCTTGTTTTTGTACATTTTCAACTATAGCTGTCATTATTCGTAAACCCTTCTAAATACAGCTGTTAAAGTATAAAAGTCTTCATACTGATAATTCTCATTAAAGCTGTCACAAACTACTCGTATTGACTTTTCATCATCTGTTGTACTATCAAGAACACCAGTAACTTCTTCTGTGCTAGAATGATCTGGCACAGTAAAAATAAAAGATGTAACTCCTTTTAAACTTTTTAAAAAGCCTGCTATATTCTCTATCTCTCCACGAGTACGATTTTTAAAGCTAACATTATACTCTTCTTTAACGCTATTTATTCCATAAGTTGTTCTTTGCTCGTAGCCGTCTCCAAAATTTACTCGTCGAACTTGAGGCGTAGCTTTTCGCGTCATTCCTTTGTCAGGAAGAACATTTAAACTGCCAAAATTACTTGATGTTGTAAATCCGAGTGCCATTAGATTCCTCCAGCTGCTCCATAAGGACTTAATATACCTCCAGGTCTTCTTTGTTTTTGTAACTCTTCTTGTACAGCTCCAGCTACAAGTTTCCCTAATACCTCTGATTTTCCTGGGTCTCCTTGCATTTCTGTAGTTGCTTGTCCGTCTCCTGATATATTTACAGTTACACCAACATTATTTGTTTGTCCAGCTCCTCCTTTCATTTCTACAGGAATCTTTCCGCCACTTGGAAGAGGTACGATTGCTTCGTTTCCATGCAATACTGCGGGGTATCCAGCCTGTGGACCGCGTGCGATTCCTCCAGTAGAGTATCTATCAGACATTCCTCCATATCTGTAAGAAGATATGCCGCCATATCGGAAACCAAATATTCCACCTAAAAGACCTCCAAGACCGCCGCCTCCACCGCCTCCAAAGAGACCGCCAAGAAGATCAGTAAATAAACTACCAAAACCTTCTGCTCCGCTCATAAAGGTTTTTCCTAGTTGTCCAAGAAAACCCCCAGCAGTATTTTGCTCAAAAATCGCACTGAAGTCATTTAAGAATGGACCAAAAATACCAAGTGATTTTCCAACTACTTTCTGCTCTTCTACTTTTCCGTGTTTTGGATCTATGCTGGTTCCTTCGGACCCGCCCGTTTGTTCCCCTCCTCGAGCAAATAAATAACTAAAAAGTCCGCGTTTTTTCTTCTGTTCTTCCTCGTCCCCATTTGTAGCTACATCTCTGACTCCTGTTGGAGCACCTGACTCCGATTGAGTTATTCCTGGAGCACCCCCTGCAACGGCATTAGCCAGAGCATTGGCTCCAGTTTGCGTCGCCCTAACAATTGCGGTTTCAAATGTGTCTGCTCCCGTTTCAGTAGAAGTTCTAATTGCTTCTGACATTTCAACCGCAGGATCTTTAACCCCTAAAAATGCTCCCATTATTCTTGTTGTAATTTGTCTGGCAAGAGTATCGGCTATCGAATTTAGTACGCTTGTTGCTAGGTCTGTAAGTGCATCTTTAAAATCTTTTGTACCTTTTATAAGTGCAGCAATTCCACTTTGAGCACTTGACTCAAAAGCCTGTAAACTTGCATCTCGTAATTGTTGGGTTGTATTTAACTGCCTCTCTAATTCAGAAGTTTGAACTCTAAGTAGTCCTATTTTTCCTTCTTCAAGCATTATAACTCGTTGTCTTGCATCTAATCCATCGAGAATTTGTTGAGCTTCGTCTCTTTGAGTGGCGGTGACTTCACCAGAAGTATCTGCTAATGTTCTTTGTGCTTTTATTTGATCTTGACTGAGCAGCGATCTTGCTCGAGCAATCTTTTGCTCTGCTTCAAATATTTTTATTTGATTTTGTGCTATTTTTGCTCGAGATCTTACTTCATTTTGAAGAAGTTTTGTTTTACCTGCCAGGAGTTTGGCTTCTTGTATCTGTATTTCAAGAGTAGCTCTTTTTACTTGAGTCTCTAAGGCTGCGGCATTTGTAAAAAAGTCAAGTTGTTTATTAAGCTCTTTTTGTCGTTCAACTTGAGATTCTATTGCTTTTCCATCTTCTTGAGTTGCAATTAGCTTAGTCAGCTCTCTTTGTTCTGCTTTCAGTGCAGTTACAAAAGCATCTGCTTCCGTTATAGGAAACTGTTTCATTCGTAAACGTAAGTTTGTTGAAATATTTTCTTCAGTAGCTCTTGTAAGGCCTTCAATAGTTCCTCTTAGTTCTATAATTGCGTCTCTTGATGAAAAAACTTTTTCTGCTAACTCTTCGTTACCTCCAATGAAGCCTTCTAAATTCTTTCTGTACTCTTGA